AGGATTTTTCATTTTGTTAGTATTATTATAGCTACCTTGGTAAGCTGTTCTATTAACTTGCATATTATTTAATGATTGTCTCGTTAAATCAATCCCTCTTTGTTTAAATTTTAATGCTGTATCTCTAATGTACATAGCAATACTAAAAGCCATAACTAAATCATCATTGTATCCTGATTGTGCTTCTGGTCTTCCATTACGCCATATAAATGTTTTCATTTCTTCTATCAATCTTTTAGATTGTATCGTAACCCCTTTATCGCTAATATATTCTTGGAATTTACCTATTACCATAGGTCGCGTTCTTGATGACATAGTAAATCCAGGAACCATTTTTGAATGGTCTTGATATTTATCAAAATACGAATTAACATTGGCTTCTCCACTCTTTTGTGAATAATAAAGATTTTGATATGCTCTATCAATTACTACCTGTATAGTTGCCCAACCAATATTAGCATTTTCTATAATTAACATTGCTTCATTATATTCTGTAGCTATACCTACTAATAAATGTCCATATTCTTTAGTACCAATTTGCCCTTTATATTCAGCTACTTGTACATTTGTTTCTGTATCTATAACATGAAATGCAGAATAATCTTTTCCATCACCTCTAGACACATCAGCTACAACCATATAGCTTCTAGAATAATCTGCTTGTTCCCAAACCCATAAATTTTGGTCATTACCTCGTTTTTCTAATGGATCTTTTACAAATGATTTTTCATAATATTCTATATATTCAGGATAAAATACTATATCACCAGAAGTACTAAAATCACAATCACACTCTTGTGCTGCCATTCTAGGATCACCTAATAATTCATCTTGTCTTTTTCTCCATGTTTCATCTCTTTCAGGGTGAACAAACCAAGGTAATTTAATTGGTAAAAAATCATTTTCTCCAGCTTCCGCTCTAGTCCAAGTTTGATGGAACCAATTACCTGTACCATAAGGAGTAGATAATGCTATACAACCACCACCTGTTGCTAAGGTTTGCTGTGCAGATGCCCAAATTTCTCCAATATTTTCAATAAATGCTGCCTCATCAATTAGTAGTAAAGATACTGCTTCTGATCTACCTGCATCACTTGAAGCTGAAGTTGCTTTAATTTGTGACCCATTATCTAATCGTAATGTTAATTTATTATTTTCAGGTGCATTTAGCTTAAGCCATGAAGGTAAGTTTTCATACATGAATTTTACCTTTGTTACCATGTTTTTAGCTGTATCTTGTTTAGTTGCTATACAAAGTATGTTTTTATCCTTATGAAATATCATTAACCATAAAGAATAACCAGCTGATAATGTTGAAATACCTAACTGTCTAGATTTTAAAATAATTGAATACGGGTTATCACGCCATAACGTTAATACTTTATCTTGGAATGGGAATAGGTTAAATTGTATGCGACCACGTTGTGGGTGTTGTATATAACAGTATTTACGCATAAAATGCACGGGATCTTTAGCACATTTTAAATATTCTTGACGTATTACTTTTTTTAAATCTGACATACTATTTAGCTAATAATAACACTAATCCTCCAACTACTAATGCACCTGAACCAAGTTGGAACAGTTTTGTTTTTGCTTTTTGTTTTTTTAAATCAAGTTGAAGTTTTTTAGATAATTCTTGTGATATTACTAACTGATCAGATTTTGTCATCACTATATTTTCAAAATTCATAACACTATTATTTAGACTAGTAATAATACTATCCTTAAAAACTATTTTTGTTTCTATTAAGTTTAACTTAGTAGTTAATAAACTTAATTCTTTTTTTGCCCCATCACCAGTTATTAAATCTTTAATTACTAGTTTCGCTATTGGTTTTTTTAATTGAATCGTTTTCTTTGTATCGTTCTGTGAAAAACCTTGTAAGCTCATCATCATTAAAACTATCAACGGAATTAACTTTTTCATTTACTTTATATTTTAAAGTGACAATCTTTTTGTCTTGCTGACCAATTTCTAGGTCTAATTTATTTATTTCTTGATTTAAGGTGTCAATCTTAAATACTAAATGGTTATTTGCACTATGTAAAGAATCAACTTTTGCTTCTAAAGCATTAATTTTTACATTATAATCCACTACATATTCTTCATCCCCTAAAAATACAAAATAAATTAATGTACTTAATAGGATAAAAATTACACTATAAGTAATTAATCTTTCTTTAGACAACATCTTTTTCTAATTTTGCAACCAATGATTCTAATTCTTTCTTTTGTGGAGTTTTAGTTCTTAAGATATTTTTAATTTTTTCCTTTTCTGCTTCATCCCCCGCACTATATTTACGTGCTAATGATTTCATTTCTGTTGAGATAGATTTTAGGGCTTTAATTGCTAGGTCTAATTTTTTATGTTTACCCCTAGCTCCTTTAGCTGCTTTAATTGCTTTAGCATCTACATCATCTTCATCATCTACATCTTCTTTTAAATTAGAATTCTTTCCTACTAACTTATCTGCTTCTTTATCTCTACCACTTCTTCTTAAATAATCTATATATCGTTGATCATCTTCTTTAGGTTGTATTTCTTTTAAAGCATTAATTAGATCACGAATTGCTTCGGTTTCACCTACATTTCTATACTTCATAAATCTAGCTACAGCTTGTCTTGCCATTCTAACTTCTTCAGATGAAGGACTTTCGGTTAGAGTGTCTACGATATTTTCTTTTATAAACGATTTTAATTCAGATTTCTTCATTATATTAGAGTTTTTATTATAAATATGTTAAAGACTAGTAATATTCAATATTTGTTCAATACGTTCTTCTGTGGTACCCTTTATAGTTTCTATATTTTTCATCATATATGCATATTTTCTAATAAAACTTGTAATAGTAAAATCTATAACATCTCTATAGTGTTCATCTGTTTCACGTACCCCATTATCTTCAATAGGCAAGCCATCAGGAGAAATATAAAAAATATAATCATATTCTCTAATAAATTCTTTTGCATATTCTATAAATTTATCTTTATCTTGGTAAGGTATAGATTTTGCATTTTGAGTGAATGCCATAACATCAATAATTGTTCTATCGGTTATAATATCATCATACATTAACTCACCACAACGTTCAGCTAAAAATACTGTCTGTCCTTTTAATGTTGAATCAGTATTTAAAGGAATGCCTAATGACATTAAATGTTGACTGCGTTCTGTTGCAAATTCATATTTATCAAATTGTGGTAGTTTTTTTAAAGCATTAACCAATGTTGTCTTACCTACACTCATTGTGCCACATAAACCTATTTTCATATTTAATTTCTGTGATTTTGCCCTTTTGGAGCTGGTTGCTTGTACCAAGGTAAACCTGTTCTACCTCTGATTGTTTCCTTATAATCGGCTTCACTATATTGTATGCCATAAAGATAATATTCTCTTTTTCTCTCAATGCCCTCAGGTATTAAAGCAGGTCCTTCCCAATTATGTAATTTACCATCCCAAATATAGGCTATAGTTCCGTCTGCCTTTCTTAATTTTTGGCTAGTTGGCCATTCGTTGTCTTTATTTTTCATACTCTAATATACGTAAAATTTATATGGATTCCTAATTTTTTAATATGTTTTCTGCTACATAAGTTCCTTGTGCACCACTCACCGTTATACCTCTAGCAGAAAGAGCATCACCAACAAAGTGGACGTTAGGATACTTGGTAAGGGCTAGATTAGAATAATCGACGAGTGGCTCAGGAGAAAGATATTTTACTTCAGGCACGTAAATACCCCAATCATCTTTTAATGTTGGAAATACTTTTTTCATGTCTTCAATAAAATCATACACATACATAAAGTATGGTTGCATTGCTTTTGAAATTTTATGTAATGTATCTACTTGTATAGCTGATACATTTACTCCTTCAGATGTTGTTGATGGTTTTCTACTTGGACTATAATATAATCCTGTACCATCTATCTGTAATTTTTTAACTACATCTCTAGACCAATCAAATGGTTTATCAATACCTTGAACTTCCATTAATATACCAAAATTGGTCATATCATTTCGGAATGCTTCATCTTTTTTAGCGTGTCCATTGTAGCTATGGTCTCCATACGTTTCTTCAACGGCAACATATGCTGCA